ACCGCTCCTATGTTATCCTCGATAAAATCAATTAACCGGGTGTTGCGCGGAATAATACCACCGATCTGGGTGATATCATACTCAAGATCAAACAAGCCTCTAAGCAAAGTAAACCTATCGCCATTAATACCGATCTCAAGATCGTAATAATACTCACCTACTTCAAGGTTTACCGTGTCCTCCGGTGCGATCCGCACCCGGTATTTACCAGCATCAATTTTGCTGATACCGTCCTGTAATGATTTCTGAAAAACGTTTGTTGTGTCGCTGAAATTCTTGCTGACGGAAAAATAACAATAATCAAGATCCTGTGTTAACGGTGTCTGTTCGCCTGTTGCGGGATCCTCGTCGAAAAGCTCAACGGCAAACGCTAACGTATCGCCGCGTACCAGCGTTATATTTTCGTCGATGTTCTGAAAAGCACTGATCATTTTTTGTTACCCCCCTTAAATCCATCTGGAATAGTTTTCTATGGTAACTTTTGTTACCATTCCTGTGAAAACGAAATCATTATTGCCGGGCGGCAAAACAAAATTGCTATAATCGCCCGTTACCATCCTGTTTTTAAGCACATCACCCTTGTACGCGTCCATTTTTTCGGAATCAATCGTAATATATTCGTTATCTGCTATGTTTACGGTAAACAACTGCGCGCCGTTCAACTTGATGTATACAACGCCGGAACCGTAAACGGTAAGTTTTGGCTTGGAGTAAATATTCCCATTATTCCGTATATCAAAATAGCTCAGTGAGTTTTTGATGATCTGCAATGATACGGTGATGTTAATATCACCCGGATCCACGCGAAAATACATATAATTAAACGTTTCTGTTTGAACTACATAAACATACATAGTCGTTACAAAACCGCCGCTTAACGCTATTTCTCCGCCAAACGGGTACCTACTACTGTTATTGAGTCGCATGGTGCACAATTGCGCGTTTAAGCCTGTAGCGTATGCGTTAACTACGTAACTGCCCGGCTGAAATTCAACCTCCGGCATCGGTAGATAGATTTCCGTTTGCGCTGCAGCCGTACCGCTGACGGTGATTACGCCGTTAGTGATTGCTGCCGTAACGCCGTCAACCGTTTTTATTGCATCGCTTACTTTAAGCAAGTTATTTTTATACTCAACCTCTTTTTCTACAAGCGACTGTTTGAAAGGCTGAACGTGAAAAGTGATCGTTGCCGTTTTATACCGGATAAGCTTTGCAAAATCTATTTGTGCGTAAATGGTGTAATTGTAAACCTTATCCGGCTCATCAGAAAAAACAACGGTGCCGGACGAATCGAAATACGAAATAACGGAATCAACGTTATAATTTCCATGCAAACCAACGGTTATCTGCTTATCGTAAGATGAGTAACCTAAAGGCGTTACAATGTCGCCGTCGCGCCCGTCGATAACGTCTATCTGGGTGCGGATCAGCGGCTTTGTGATAGGGGGCAAGGATTGAATTAAAAGCCCCTTAATTAACGTGCTTTTTTTGCCGTTAAGAATTATATAGTTCACCTTTGTTCCCCCTATCTGCTGTAAATTTTACGCGTTATGGTTTGCTCAACGAACCGCCCGGCAGTTTCATCGTCAAGCTCAATCTTCATTTCTCCCAACGCCGCCTTAAACGCGTTAAACATCTCGTTAAAAGTGAGTTGTTCGCGCTGCTGCTCCGGTACGATCTTCGCTTGCTGATAACTCAGCTCTGCAGCTACTCGTTTAATCCACTTTGTGTTATTTTCGAGCGGCACCACGGCTTCAGCTCCGTCTTCGCCTATCTCCGCCAGCGTCGGGCGGTTAACTACTGCGCCCTTTGCCAATCTGGCAAGGCTTAACGTGCCAATGGTACCCACGCTGACACCCGGTATTTTATTAATAAGGCCAATAGCTCCGTTAATCAACCGGATCCCGCTGTTGATCACGCTTTCGATTGACGAAATAACGCCGTTGATACCACTTCGTACGCTGCTGCTGATCGCGTTTGAAATATTTGTGCCGATTGTTGAAAACTTGTTTTTAATTGTATCCCACAATCCGCCAAAGAACGAACCCCAATTCGAGAAAACATCTTTAACGTTTTGCCATGCAGCAGAAAACGTATCCTTGAACCATGACCCTACTTTACCAAACGCATTTTTGATGTCTGTCCACCTATCGGCAAACCATGACCCTACGCTTTCAAACGCAGCGTGTACCGCGTTAACCGCCGCGGTAAACTTTTCGTCGAACCATGTGTTTACGTTACTCAAGAATCCTTTGATTTTTGTCCATTGCTCGTTGAACCAGTTAGCTACGTTTTTAAAAGCGTCCGTAACTGCTTTTTTTGCTGCTTCGAATTTTGCCTTAAACCATGAATCAACGCCGGATAAAAAGTTTTTGATTATTGTCCATTGATCGTTGAACCAGTTTGCCACGTTCTTAAACGCGTCAAAAATTGCCGTTTTGGCTGCTTCGAATTTTGCCTTAAACCAATCCGTAACGGGCGCAAAGATATTTTTAATGCCCTCCCAAAGTCCGGATAAAAGGCTGCGGATGGGTGCTGCAAAACTGGTGGAAACGTGGCTCACAAGCGCGGGAAGTGCCTTTAACAACTCAACGCCTATCTGCGGTATAGCACGGACAATCGACATAAATAACTCAAACGCCGTTTTTGCCATCAGAGGGTAATTTTCCATCCACGTTTGTGCTATGGTGCTAATAAGATTGTTGCTTGCCTCTTGCATTTGTGGCAACACTTGGGGGATTACTCGAATTACTGCAAGTAAAAGCTCTACCAGCGAACTTACCAAAACTGGCAGCATTTTGTTAACTCCGCTCACTATAGAATTTATAAGTTTTGGCAGTTTTGCGCTGATGTTGTTTGCGATCTGCGGTAAGGCTTTTACAAATCCCTCAAACAGTTGGATCGCGGCCTGTGTGATTTGCGGTACGCAAGTAATAATATACTGCGTCAGGCTGTCTATCAACTGCGGAAGCGCACCAACCAGCTGCTCCGTGATCTGCGGCAGGGCTTGTATCATGCTCATCATCGCCGTTGAATAAGCGTTGATTAATTTCGGCGCGGCAGAAACCAAAGATTGAACCGCTTGCGGGATAAAAGAAATCAATGCACTTGCCAGCTTCGGTGCCTCGTTGCCGATCTGCGTCAGAATATCGCTCAGCATACCTATTACCGCCTCTATCAACGTCGGTGCTGCTGAAATAATCGATTGTACGAGAGATGACACAAGGGGAACCGCTATTCCGGAGATCGTGCTTAAAAGCTGCGGCAATGAGGATAAAATACCTGATGCCAAAGATGATAAAATTGCAGGCGCGCTTTTTAATAACTCATCGGCAATGGTGGTTAACAGCTGCGTCAATTTTGGCAATATCGCGGCAAAATTCTTAGTGATGGTTTCCGCGCCCTTTTGGAGAGATTCGCTTGCTCCGTCGCTGCCGTTAATCAGCATGGCAAACCCGTTAACAAGATCGGATAAGCCGGGTAACAATTCTCCGACGAATTTGTTTTTAAGTCCGGTAACGGCTCCGCTCAAAAGCGTAAGTGAATCCTTAAACGCAGCTGACGCGTTAACAGCGTCATCGCTCATTACCATACCGTAGTCTTCGGCCTGTTTGATCAATGCTTGCGTTTCTTCCGCCGTTTGATTCAGCAACGGCAATAAGTCCTGTCCGGATCTGCCGAATATCTTGTTAGCAAGTGCGGCTCGCTCGGTTTCGTCCTCCATGTTTTGGAGAGCGGAAACAACGGCTCCAAAAATATCCTCGCGAGATTTACCTTTAAGCTCATCTAACGATATGCCTAATCTTTCAAACGTAGATATTGCCGTTTTACCGCCGTTAATTGCAGAATCATACGTGTTTGTAAGCGTCTTAAGTCCGGTGGTCATGTTTGCCATTGAAGTGCCCGCTATTTTCATGGCGTAATCCCATTTTTGATAGCTGGAATATGAAAGCCCTACTTTTTGGGTAATTTTCTGAACTTCATCTCCGTAATCGGCCACCTGAGTTATAGATTCTTTAACCGCCGTTCCCAACTTCCGCAGCCCGTCAACCGCAAGCCGGATTGCTGATGATGCAAGATTCGCTAAGACACCCTTAAAAACCGTAAAACCGTCACTTGCTTTTTCTGCCGCGTTATCAACATCTTTCAGTTCACTTTCTGTATCGTTGAGGGGCTTTTGGGTGTCTTTTAGCTCACTTTCCGTGTCGTTAAGTTCGTCGTTAAATTTGTCAAAACCCTGTTCAGCATCGTTTAACGGTTTTTTCGTGTCGTAAAGCTCGTCGCCTGTTTCGTTTAATTCCTTGTTAAGGCCGTCAAGGGCCTTCTCGCTTTTTTTATACTCTGCCTCAGATTTTGTGATTTCGATTCGCATCGAAGACATCGCTTTTTCGTTCGCTGTCTGCGCTGCTTCGGATTTTTTCACCTCTTGTGCAAGGTTATTTACGACTTGCTTTTGCTCCTGATATTCTTTAGATGTTGTTCCGAGGGTGCGCCCGATTTCATCCAACTTTGCTTTTTCTTTTTCATACTGATTCTTTAATTCTTCATTCTTTTTGCTGTTGGTTGTGTACTGCTCGGCCATCTTCGCGTATTGAGCTTTTAGCGTGTCGATCTTCTGCTTTTGCAGATCCATCTGCCGCGCTAAGTCTTTACTTCTTGCCGTCAGTGCTGCGGTGCTTTTGTCGTTCTTGTCAAACGTGGCAGACGTAAGCTTCATCTGTGCGCCTACTTCTTTTAGCCCCTGATTGATGCTTGTTAACGCTTTTTTATATTCGCTTTCGCCCGTCAACTTGACGGCTCCACCAAAAGGCATAAATTCACCCCCTTAAAACCATTCTTGCGCATCTTGCGCTTTTTTGTATGCAGCCTCGTATGTTGTTCCGGTTTGGGTAAGCTGCATTTCCAAATCAAAATTGTTTTTATAGTGCTGATATAATCTATTAAATAGCGTGATCGTTATTCGCCCCGCTTCGGATGATGTAAGGCCGAGCTTCGTTTTTGATATAAAAAAATACCATGAGATATCTATAACCGGATCGGCCTCCTCATCGTCGGGGATCACGCGTTTTTTTCTTCGCTTTTTGTGCTATCGACTACCGTTTTATGCAGCAGCTCCGTGGCGTTTTCAAGGCCGATATCGGTTAAAATTCTGCCTACCTGAGATAACGTTAACGGTTTTACGTTCTCTCCGGTATCCTCGTTTGTGATCTCGATACCTTCGTTAATCATCGCCCAAAATCCGAATTTAATAGCCTTTGCGTTCCCCTCGCCAGAGGACGTTACTTCGCCCCATTTTTCAATGCTGCCGTATTCCTCCTGTATTTTTTCGATAACGTTCAGATTGAATACAACTTTGTATTCTGTGCCCTTATATTCGAGTTTTCCGCTGATATCTTTCATTTTTCATTCTCCTTTACAAAAATAAAAAGGGCGGTTTAATCGCCTGTGTATAACGATTTTCCGCCCCTTTTTTGATAATAATATTTGTGGGCTTGTGGCCCTTTGTTACGGCGTGGGTGCCGTAAACAAGCTTTCGAGGTAGGTTACGGCCTCTGTGCGGGTGTCGAACGTCTGAGCTTTGCTCCAAGTTCCGTCCGCAAGCGAGGCAATGGTTCCCTCAATCTCAACGGTGCCAAACTCTACGCTTTCGCCTTTGGTGCTATCCTCCTGCGACGGTTCCGAGAATTTTACTTTACTCAGAAATTCCACTTTATACTTGTATGCGCCGTTAACCATCTTTGTTACGATGCGGCCAAGCCCAACGTAAGGGGCTGCGTCGTTGGAATTGCGAATGATAACGCCGTTGTCGGTTTCGTGCCCCAGAAGCGTCGCCTGCGTTTCAACGTCGTATTCGTCCAACCCGATCGTTACTGTACCGGATTGAAAGCTCGTATCGCTCTCAGCAAGCACGTTATCGGCGTACAGCGTCGCGCTGTTGTTTGAGATTGAAACATTGCACGAGATCGCCTTGCCCGGCTTTTTCGCTACTCCGTAAGTCGGCGTACCGTCTGCGGCTTCGGTAAGGAGGCCGTACAAAAAATTGTCAAGTCCGATTTTCGCCATTTTTTAATTGCTCCTTTCAATAGCAAAACATAACGTTTTGTGATAGTATTTTGTTTCTTTTTCGTAAATATCCGCGCTGGATCTGGACGGCTGCCACATAAACCCGGCAGCTGTCAACCGCTCTTTCAACGCTTCGATGATCGGGAAAAAGTTACCTTTAGAAAAAACATCAAAATCGTAATAATCTACATAATTAATAATACTGTCGTCAGCTGCTAAAACGCTGTCGCTGTCTGTATGCTGATACGTGACGTAAGCGGGTGCGTTACCGTCATAATACAAAAATGATACGGGTACCATGAAATCATTAAGAGTCTGCTCTATAAGCTCATTCATCCAACAGCCCCCCGCTCAATTCGCTTTGTTTCTGCAGCATAACGCTTTCTATTTGCCCCTTTTTAAATGCTTTCCGAAAAAATGGGTGCTTTGTAAATTTCGTTGATCCGTATTCAAACACATTAGCCACTAACGGCGCGGGAGTTAGAACGCCTTGCTTGTTGTAAAAATAACCGCTGATATTAACCTTACAGTTTATACCGTCGTCTGAAGGCGTACGGTATACCCGCGTCAAATGGATGCAATTCATTATTTCGGAACCGCGCCAGCTTGCCGGAACAAGTGATTTAACGTTTGATTGCGCCGCCTCTGCTCCAGCTTTAACCATACCGCCGAATATTTGTTCATAGTTTTTATCAATCTTTTGGATATCTTTAATGATATCGTCCGGCAATTCAAGCTTAAACTGCGCCATCAGTGCATCACCTCTTTGGCTTGTATCTCAAGCTCTACGTTTT